GACTCGCACGTCTGGACGTCGTCGAATCGCGCATTGACCGCGCGCGCGACGTCGGGCCAGTCCGGATGTCCGTAGTCGTGCCCGGCGACGATGCCGCCCGGCGCCACAATCTGCAGCGCCCGCGTAATGTCCGCGGCGACGCTCGCCTCGTCGTGCATCGCATCCACGAAGACCAGGTCCGCGCCGCGGTCGCCGAGCATCGCGGTCAGGCTCGGCCACACGGCGGCGGCGGTGCCCTTCAATGGCCGCACCGTCCCCGCGTCGATATGGGCGCGCAGGTGGCCGCAGAAGCGGTCATAGAGCGCGAGACCACGCCGGACCTCCGCCGGCATCCACGTGGCCGCGATGAACGGGTCGACGGCATACACGACGCCGCCGGTGTGATCCGCCATGGCGCGCGTCGACCGGCCCTGATAACTCCCGATCTCGACGATGACGCCCGCCTGCTCGGCCATGGACGCCAGCCAGGCGAGCTCGCCGGGCGTCATCCACCCGGGAATCGCCATCGCGCGCGCGAGTGATGTCGTCATGGCAGCGTCACCCACCAGATCGAGTCGCAGAACTGCGCCACGGATCCGAATCGCCGATCGACGACGGTCTTCACGTCAGGCCACCACTCCGACCCGTAGTCGTGCCCCGCGAGCACGGCCGGCGCCTCGGCCACCATCAACAACTCGAGCGCCAAGTCGATATCGCGCCAGACGGATGCCCCTTCGTGGTCGCCGTCGATGAAGATCAGGTCCGGTGCCGAGCCGCGCAACTCGCGCCGCAAGTCGGCCAGCGCGGCCTCGAAGGTCGTCGGCATCGCGCGCACGCGGCCGGTGGCCAGATGGTCGCCGAGATGCGCTTCGAAGGACGGATAGGTCGTATCCGTGAAGCCGTACTCGCCCATGTTCGGCTGCGGGATCCACGGATCCACGGCGTAGACGACGCCAGACGTGTGGTCGGCGAGCGCCCGCGTCGACCGGCCCTGATAACTCCCGATCTCCACGATGCAGCGGCTCTGGCGCGCGCGGTCGGCGAGCCACGCCAACTCGCGATCGCTCATCCAGCCCAGGATCGCCGTGGCGCGGGTGATGTCGATCATGCCGCCACCGAGCGCACCGCGAGCGCCTCCGCGAGCGGCCGCTGCTCGAAGCAGGTCAACGCCGAGCCGGGCGTGCAGTTGATCACCTGGATCCCGTGCCCCTCGAGACAGGACGGCAGCCGATGGAAATGCTCGCGCCATTGTGCGTACTTCTTCCGCTCGTCCACCTTGTGCTGCGTGTGAAAGTTCCGCGCGCCGGTCGGCCCGTCCTGCAGGTCGTACCCGAGCAGCGCAATCGTGGTCGCGCCCATGTGGATCGCAAGGTTGATCGCCGCGTAGCCGCTGTTTTGTCCGGAGCGCACGCCGGTCGCCTCCCAGTCGATCCCGTCCATGCCGGTCATCTTCAGGCGGACGACGTCCGGATACGGCACCGTGCGGTCCATGGTGTACTTCTGCCCCGCGAAGGTGCGCCAATCCGGCCGCGACGGATCGTTCGTATTCCAGCGCCACCACCGCGCGTCCGCGGCGAAGAGCGCCGTCGCCCAGGGCGCCCACGCGAAGGCGTTGTTGATGGCGATGACGACGTCGGCCCGGCCACGGACCTGCTCCACGACGTCCGGCGTGAGGCTCGGCCCGCCACCCAGACAGATGGCCAGCCCGCCATCGCAGAGTCTCGGCACGCGCGGCAAATCCTGCGTCTTCATGACAGCACCGGGCGGCGATCACGCCGGAGCACCGCCTTGATCATCGGACTGAGATCGCCGACGTCGCGCGTCGGTCCGTCACTGTCCCCGCGATAGCCGTACATCTCCGCCGCCTGCATCAGGATGGCGGCCGCAATCCGCGGCGGAAGCGTCTCGTCCGTCCAACTCGCGATCGTCGCGGTCCAGTCCTCGTCCTCCGGCCGCGCGAGGTAGCCCAGGACGACATCCGTCGCGGAGGTCAGCAGCGTCTCGAGTAACGTGTCGAAGACCGTGCCCGTCCCATCCAGGCCGAGATGGCGCTTCAGCGTCTCGAGATCGACGAGCTCCTGGGGGTCCGCCATCAGTACTTCTTCCCGTCGTACGCCACCTGCGTCAGGTCGCGCCCGTCACGCCCCGGCGTGCCATCCGCGCCCGGCGTGCCAGGCTTCCCGGGCTCGCCGCGCTTCACCACGAGCTGCCACGCGGTCGCACCTGCGCCTGGTCGATCCGCGGTCGTCGCCGTGGCGTGCCACGTCCCGCCATCCTTGGAGACCAGGTCTCCATGCTCGTAGGTGCGTCCAGCCTGCCAGACGCCCCGGTGCAGCACGTGCCCCTGTTGGACCACAGGGAAGGCCTTCTCGCGCTCCCCTTGCCGGAACCGCAGCGTAAACACGCGATCCACGGACACGGGGTCCACGCTGAGATCGTCGAAGCCGAAACCGTCCGCACCATCACGGCCGGCGGGCCCGCGAATCTCACCGACGTCCTTCACCTGGCCATCCGAGAAGGTCAGAACGAGGTGCCCGTCCTTGTCGAGGAACGTCTGCACGAGCGACACGCCATCGCGCCCGGGGGCGCCATCCTTCGGCGTGGGCACGCGCGCGATCGCCCGTTCGACTTCTGTCCCCACCGCGGCGCCGATCACCGGCACCAGCTGCTCGAGGGTGACGCTGGCACCGTCCTCCCCAGCAGGACCCTGTGCACCGTCGACGCCGGCGCGGCCATCCTTCGCGGGCGGGATCGCCGCCACGGCCTTCGCGACTTCGCCGACGATCACCGGGAGCACCTCGGCCACCGTCATCGACTGCCCATCGCGACCGTCGCGGCCATCTTTACCGGCTGGCACATGGAGCACCGCCACCGCCGACGCGACACGCGCCGAGACCATCGCCTCGAGTTCGCCGAGGACCACCGCTCGCTCGTGTCCGGACGGCGTCGGGAGCGTCGACACGGCGCGCGCGACTTCCCCCGCGATGATCGGCGCCACATCCGCCAGCGTCACGGAGGCCCCGTCACGGCCATCACGGCCGACGGTGGGACCTGGCAGGTCCGCCACGGCCTTGACGACTTCGGCGCGCACTAGCAATTGAATCGATGCGAGATCCGCGTCCTTGCCGTCCCGCGCCGGCGGCAGCGCCGAGACCTGCTCGCGCACCACCGTCGCCACGACATCGCGATCGACGCTTGGACGTGCCAGGCCTGCGACTTCCGCTTTCACCACGGTCGCGATCAGGCCCATTAGCATCGAGGCATCCGGCGCAGGTGGCCGTGCCGCGAGCTCGGCGCGCAGCGCCACGACGTCGGCCTTCAGCGCCGACATATCAGCCTGGTCGGCCCGGTCCCGCGCCTCGATCGCCGTCAGGCGGTGACTCAGCGACTCGAGCGAGGTGCCAACGAACTCGCGAATCACCGGCGCGATGCGCTGGATCAGGCCGGTCACGTCGGCGCGCGTCATGCCGCCCGCATCCCGAGCGCCTCGCGCAGCAATACGGCCACGTCCTCATCGCCGTCCTCAGCGGCGCCCGCCTCGAGCCCGCGCTGCGTGCTGAGAAATGCCGCCAAGACCTCCATCGCTCGCGACGCCTCAGAGGTGCCCGGCGTGGCCGGCGCCGGCGACTCGTCCCGGCGCGCCAGCGCCTCGAGCGAGTAGTTCTGCTGCTGCAGGTACGGCTTGTCTCCACCCTCCACCGGGGGCAGATTGAGCCGCTGGCGTGATTCGTTCGGCGCCTTGATCCCTGCGCTGACGGCGTTCTTTTCCGACTCGATCAAGGTCGCCGTGTCCATGCGCAACAGCGCGTCGAGGTCGAGCTCGATGTCATAGGGGGACTCCAGGCCGCGCTTCAGCAGCGCCTCCATCTTCTCGATGTGCAGCTGCAGACACTCCCCGTAGTACTGCTGGTTCAGTGCCTGGATGTTGTTGTAGTTCGGCTGCGGCCCCACGTTAACCTTGTAGGCCGGCACGCCGTACGCCCGACACACGCTCACCGCCACGGCGTCGAGTTGCAGCACGAGGTCGGCGTCCTTCGCGCTCATCGTCTTCATGGGCGTGTACTGCAACCCGTCCGCGAGCACCGCGACCTTGCCCGCATTCGTCCCGGTGAAGCCGGCTTCCCAGGCGTCCTTGATCGCGGTCGCATCGGTGGGCGAAATGGCCCCTTCGGCCGTAATCACGCCGCCCGGCTGCGCGCCGTTCGCCTGGAAGTTCGCGGAGGTCTGCTGGAGATGCGCGGCCAGAACCAGGGCGTCAATGCAGGACCACCACGGCGGCGTCCCCACGAGCGGATGAAAGAGCGGCTTGTGCTTGTCGTGGATGATCTCGCGCGCCGGCACGATGATCTGATCCTCACCAAGGCCGGTGAGTTTGTCGGTCCGGAGTTCGTAGAAGATCGACCCGTCCGTCGACGTCAGGATCTTCACCTTCTGGGGGTCGATCGGATAGATGGCGTTCACCATCCCGCGCTCGTCTCGACGCTTCAGGCCGAAGAAGTTGCCGTGCAGGAGCTTGGTGACCATCCACCACTCGACGAACTCGATCCACTCCTGATAGTGATTCGGCGTCTGGAGGACCGTTCGGAACGGCGTCTGATGATCGACGTCGACCCAGATCGCCCCGCGGCGCTCGGTCAACTTCGGCCAGAGTTTCGCGATGTCGCCCGAGATCAGATCGATGCACCGAAACAGCGTGGTGTTCTGAAGGGCGGTCGTGACGGTGATGGATTCGTTCCGCTGCCACGCGCCACTGCTCGGCTCGCGGATCGTCAGCGGCCACCAGCCGCCGCTCGACACGCCCGGGAGCAGGGTTGACCAGGACTTGCGACCGACGGTGATGAACGGGAATCGCCGCGACGTGCGGATAGCCAGATCCACGCTCAGCCCTCGGCGCGTTTATCTCGACGCTTGTAGGTGCGCCTCGGCTTCGCGGCCGCCGACAGCGGGACGACGTCCTCGGCCTCGAGATGGGTGGTTCGGTGTGGAGACAGCGCGCCGGCACGATACCGGCGCGCGTCTTCGGATGTCAGCAGCATGGCGCCCTCGCGCTTCATACGCTCCAGGCCCTCGAGGAAGTCGAGTTCGACGACCTCGCCTGAGCGTTCGCGAATCACGAGCGTCTGCGCCACACTGCCTCCTGGATCCGCTGTTACGAGGGCTGCCCGTACGTGGCGCTCGAGATCCGATACGTCGCCTTGTCGCGGCGCCGCTGCCAGAACGCCTGCGACTCCACGCGGAGCCCGATCAGGTTGTTCTGCCACAGGTTGACGGCTTCCGTGCCGGTGCCGCCGCCATCGTCCATGGTGACCGTCGCCTCACGGCTGACATCGATCTCGATGCCTCCGAGCGCCACGAAGATCTCGTCCGGCTTGAGCAGGACCACGTCGCCGGTCGGCACCGATTCGGAGGTGACGGCCTGGTAGCCTTCGATCGAGCCACCGGCCGGGGTGAGATCCGGGAACTCTTTCACGCCGAACTGCGTGCGCATCAGCGCCAGCCCCACGGCCTGCGTTTCCTCCATGACCACCACGAGGCCGCCCGCCGAGATGCCCCCCGCGATGAACGAGCCGAGCGCCGCGCGCAGATCCTCACGGAAGTCCGCCGCGTCATTGCCCGACGCGCCAGCCGTGGGCGCCGCCGATCCGGAGCCGTTCGTGATGCCACCGGGCGACACGTTCGACACCGGCGAGATCGCCGAGCTGATGAACTGCTCGTCGAGGAACTTCACCAGCGCCTTGCGCAGCGCGCGCTCGAGCACGGCTTCCGCCCCAGGGTTCGAGTTCCGCGCCAACTCCTGCGAGAACACGATGATCCCGGCCGCCTTGGCTTCGGGGAAGGTCACCTGATCGAACACCGACCGCGAGACCGGCTTCATCGCGCCCTGGCCGACCCAGCCCACCGACGCCGCTTCCGTCTGTCGCGGCACCTTCACGTTGAACGGGATGTTGTGCAGATTCGGGATGCGCCCGATGATGGTCAGCGGGTACGTGGTCTCGATGAACTCGCTCGCCATGAGCGTGTAATCGAACAGGCCCGCGCCCCAGTTGCCGGACACCGTGGTGCCGACGTCGACGGCCGCCTTCAGCACCCGCAGCACCTGCGGCGTCGTGTCACGCCAGCCGGGCTGCGCCTTGGCGATGCGTTCCGCGACCGCGAGATCGCCCCTGGAGAGCATCAGCGCCTTGACGTAGCGCACGAACGCCGTGCCCTTCGGCACCTCCGCCACTTCGATGCGCGACCGCTCCGTATGCTGCCGCGAGACCGGTGGCGCCGCGGCGTCGTCTGCGCGCACGATGACCTGCGTCGCCGTCGCGAGCTGCGCGCGCTCCACCACATCGAGATCGCCGACCTCCTTCGTCAGGCTCGAGACCTCGCCGCGGACGGTGTCGAGCTCCTGCTGCTGTTCGGCGCTGCGCTCTTCGAGGGTGATGAGGTCTTCGAACCGGGTGTTCTTCGTGATCAGCGCGGCGCGCTTCTGCGCGATGCGTTCTGCAATCGTCATGGAACGTCCTTCTGGTGATGCGGAGACGCCCGCAGATCGATGAGGCGCGCTATGCCCTGACGCGGGCAGATACGGCGCGTCGTAAGCCTTGATGCTGGTGATAGAAGCGGCGGCGTTGGCCGGGATGGTCACGGCCGACAACTCGAGCCAGTCCCATTTGACGAACCGACGGCCGAACGTGCCTTCGATGCGCATCGACTCGATCGGGTCGAACCCAATGGACAGCCCACGCACGAGACCAGACTTCAGACTCTGCCAGGCCTCGTCGAGGCGATCCTTCAGCTTGCCGGGTTCGTCGATCTTGGCGAGCTGCGCGCGGATCTTGATGCCGGTGGCGGTGACCGTGGCCGAGAGGACGTGGCCGATCGGCTCGCCGGCGCGATGCTGCCAGAGCAGCGGAATCGGGAGGCTGAACGACGCGCCCTTCGGCTCGACGATATCGCCCATCCGATCGGTTTGCGGGGTCGAGGCGATGCCTTCGACAATGCGCTTGTCGTCGTCGACGGCTTTCAGTTCGAGCGTGGCGTACGCGCGCTGCAGCACGGGTGTGTGCCATGCTGCGATGAGTGCGGCCGGGATGGAAGTGCCTACGTGGAAGGACTTCCTTCGCTTTCAGTATTCTTCAGCCCGATCAGGATCACGCGCTCATCACGAATGCGAACGCCGCGACCAGGCGTGCGGCGGATGGCCACCGCGCCTTTCGCGATCCAGTTCCAGACCGTCCGTTCCGTGACGCGCTCCTGCGCGGCGAATTCCTTGACGGTGAATTCACTCATCTCCGCCCTCCTCCGAAAACCAGCACCTGATACTGCGGCACCGGCGCCGGCAGCCCCGCCGCGATCGCATCCGTCCGCGCTTGCCACGACAACGTGCCCGCCGCAGCCAGGTCGATCTTCTTCGGCGAGTCCGACCGCTCCTTCGAGATGAGCCACATCCGACGGCCCTGCTCGTCCTTCATCCCGCGGAGGTCTCGGCGCTGCGTGTTGCCGATGTGGCGGTCGAAATCCTCGTCCCCGTCATGGGTCAGCAACCCGGTGGCGATGGCGGTGTGATACCCCAGGAGCGCCCGGGCCATCTGGGTCCGACGGTTCGTCCACCAGTCGATGACCCGGTCTTCACCGAACGACTTCCGCCAGGTCGCGATCCACGACTGCCAATAGGCCGGATCCGCGTAGAGACGCCAGACGTTGAACTGCGCGAAGAGGGCCCGCATCGTCGCGTCGACTTCCTCTTCAGGGACCGACCAGTCCCGCGGCGCGTCCGGCGGGCATTCCCACACGCCGGCGTTCCACTGGTACCCCGTCTCCACGTCCGTGGCGATGATGCCGGTCGCGTCGTGAAACAGCGACCCGTCGAACCCGAGCGTGATGAGCGCCCCAGGCTTCACCACATAGTCCGGTCTCGAGAGGCCGCGCCACGCCAGAATGTCGAAGGCCCGCTCCGATCCCTGCATCAGGAGGTTGCACCACACCCGCCCGAGATAGGCCTTATCCTGCGTCGGATCCTGAAACAGCGACACGATCGCATCGATGTCGCGCCATGCTGCCGACGGTCCCGAGGCTTCGATCACCGCCGCACGGATGCCAGCCACCGTCTTCAGGTCGCTGTCCTCTGCGGCTTGCCGGTGGAAGAAGAAGAGCGTCGGGTCGACGATCTTGCCGGCGTCGATCTGCTTGGCGTAGTTCATCGTGGCTTCGGCGACCGACCCTTCCCCGGGTTTCGGCGCCGTCGTGATCTCCATGTTCCAGGCGTCCGCGAGGAAGCGCTTCGGCAGGTTGTTGAACATGGTGTTCACGCCGTCGAGTTGACTCTGCCGCGTCAGACGGTGGGTCTCGTCCATCACGGAGAACGTCGTCCGCGCGCCGTCTCTCGCGTTCGGGCTGGTCGAGAGCGCCTGCGCCTTGCCGCCGCCCTTCCGCCGTTCGATCTGCTCGGCCCCGATGTGGAAGTCATCCTTCAGCGGGCCCTCCCCCAAGATGACACAGAGCGCGAGATAGGCGAGTTCCTCCGACTGCTGTTCGGCCGTCGCGACCATAGGGATATACGGATCGGTCACCGGCCCGCCGATCGGCTCGCCGCCAGGCGTCCACCCGACGCACCGCACGGGCGCCTCCGGATGGAGCTCGCACCCGGCGATCCACGCCGCGAACTCCGTCTTCGCCTGCCCCTTGCTGACGGAGATCGCGCACCGCTTGAACCGTCGGCGGCCGGCCCGCGGGTGTCCTTTCGGAAAGACCTCATACATCCGGTAGACCCAGCCGCGCTTCTCGTCGTCGACGATCGCCGGCTTCCCGCGCAGATCCCCTGGCCCGAAGATCATGTTCTGCTCGATGAAGTCGACCACCTGCGGGCCGAGCGTCGGGTAGAACACCGCATCCCGCGGCACCATCAGGATCACTGGTTCACGACCATCAGCAACGTCCGCGGGTCAGGCCCGTGCGCACGTTTGATCGGCGGATTTCGTGGGCGCTCAGGTTCCTCCGGCTTCTCATCCGCAGCCGCGCCGGCGACACGACCCGGCAGGTCCAGCTGCCGCACCAGCGTCTGAAACCTCCCGGCCGCCGTCATCCGCACAGACGCACGCTCGACGGCATCCAGCGACACGCTCAACGCCTGCTGCGCCAGCGTCACCAGCTGGTCGTCCGTCGCGTCGAGTTGATACGTGTCGCGGACGGAACTCGCGCACT